TTCATCGCGGAAGAAGAGGACAAAGTCTATAGCCAGACAGTAACTCTATGCCACGATCACCACATGAAGCTTCATAGTGTATATGGAAAAGATCCGGCCTTGACGACTGCTGAAAAGCAGCGCAACTGGGTACGGATTCAAAAGGAGAAGTATGAAGCTAGGAAGTTGGCTAGTTGAAAAATTAAACCCGGCTCAGCGATGGATAGCTTCAGAAAATTCTGAGAGTCCAACCTTAGAGCCAGAACGCACATATATTTACTACTTTGAAAATATCGAAATAGTAAACAGAGCCGTTAATATGGTAGTTGATGACGCAGCGGAAATTAACTATTCAATAGGCACCGAAAAAGTAGGATTCCCCGCTAGGGCTGGTATCAAACGAAAAACTGTAGAAACTTTACTGAACTACCAGCCTAACCCTTTTCAAGACATTCACTCATTTAGACGAAATCTAGTTATGGATTTCCTACTAGATGGGAATATGTTTATCTATTTTGATGGAACGCATTTATATCACCTTCCAGCGAGTAAGGTAACTATTCATGCAGATCCAGAGACTTACGTAGAAAAGTATGAATTTGACGGAAGTATTGACTACTTCCCTAACGAGATAATTCATATAAAAGATAATAGTTCACAATCAATATACAGAGGCATCTCTAGACTAAGACCTGCTGTTAGAACTATGAAGCTTATGAAGTCTATGAGAGACTTCCAGGATAACTTCTTCAAGAATGGAGCAGTTCCTGGGCTAGTTATTAAGACTCCAGACACTCTCAGTCAGCGTATCAAAGATCGTATGAAAGAAGAGTGGAGACAGACTTACAGACCTCAATCAGGAGGTAGAAATCCTATGATTCTAGACGGCGGAATGGAGATTGATTCAATCTCTAATGTCAGCTTTAAGGATCTAGATTTTGGACCCTCGATAGAGGCTAATGAGAAAGTAATTCTTAAGGCTCTCGGAGTTCCTCCAATTCTTATTGATAGCGGTAATAACGCTAATATAAGACCAAATCATAGAATTTATTATCTCGAAACTATTATCCCAATAATTAAAAAGCTAAACTCAGCTTACCAAATGTTTTTTGGATTTGAGATACGAGAAGATGTAGCAGGTATTCCTGCTCTACAGCCAGAGTTAAGAGATGAAGCAGCATACTACTCAACTCTAGTAAATGGAGGCATTATAACTCCAGACGAAGCCAGAGAGGGTATGGGCATGGATGCCCTTCCAGATGGATCTGGCTCAACTATTAGAGTTCCTGCTAATATCGCGGGTAGTGCAGCTAACCCAAGCCAGGGCGGAAGACCCGCGGATAACACGGAGTAATATGACAAGAACAAAATTAGTAGAAGATCTTAAGGGATACTTCGCTTCTAAGGGTAAGTTCCTAACTTATAATGAATACCTTGAAGCAGAAGACGCCCCTTACAGACCTCAATTAGTAAAGAGAATGGTTGGCTCATGGGCCAGACTACAACGCATGGTTGACATGGTAGAAGCTCCAGTAGCTGTTGAAACCCCTGTGGCCGTCGAAGCCCCAGTCGTGGAAGTAGAAGCTCCTGTAGAGCCAGAAGCTCCAGCAGCAAAGCCTGCACCTACTACAAAGAAGAAGTAATATGGCTAGAGTAGGTGGAGAAGAGATTAATCTAACTCCTACTGATGGCATGGCAACTGAAGCCCAAAGAGGGCTGGACTGGAGAAAAGAAGGCTTCGATGGCGGTACGCCTGTAGGTCTCGCTCGTGCTAGGCAACTTGTTAATAAGCAAGAGTTATCGCCGAGTACAGTTCGTAGAATGCACAGCTTCTTCAGTAGGCATGAAGTAGATAAACAAGCCGAAGGATTCAGTCCAGGAGAGCCTGGATACCCTTCTAACGGCAGAGTGGCATGGGCCTTATGGGGTGGAGACGCCGGACAAACATGGGCAAGAGCTAAGTCAGAGACTTTAGATAGGCTGGATGGTAAATCTATAGATTATACTAAAGAATATTCTGAAGATTTTGGTGCATCATGTCCAGTAGTTACACACGATGACTTACTAAACGTACAAAATCATTTAATTACTATACAAGAAGCGAAATTAGGACCAGCAGATCCTACTGCTCCAGAAGATGAGTATTGGGCCGATATGGCTAGTACATGGTCTATGTCAGAGCAAGAAGCTAGAGCACGACAGTGTCAGAACTGCGAATATTATAAAAATAGTCCTAAAATAATTGATTGTCTAAGATCCTCGGAGTTTAAGGCATCAATGCTTCCAGTAGAACCTAAATGGGCAGATACAGATCCTGTAAGTGGATACTGTACTAAGTTTGATATAACTTGTTCTGCTAGACGTACTTGCTCAGAGTGGGATAAGCAAAAATTTATGCCAGAAGAAGATGACGAGCATGAACATGAATCATCAATGATGGAATTAGGGAAGTCTATGGATAAGATATTTAAGTTAGATTCTTCTATTAAATCAATTAAAGAAGATGAAGGCGAATTAAAGATTACAGGGTACGCTAGTACAAATGCTATGGATAGATCGTGCGATCGTATTCTTCCTACAGCATGGACAAAGGGTGGTCTAAAGAACTTCAAAACAAATCCTATTTTACTTTTCAATCATAACTACGATAAGCCAATTGGGAAAGTAGTTGAGATGAGAACAGATAATAAAGGTCTACAGATTAAAGGAGTTATTAGCAAAAGCGCTGGTGACGTCTATAATCTTGTGAAGGAAGGTGTGTTATCAACTTTCTCAGTCGGATTTTTAATCAAAGACGCAGAATATGATAAGCAAGTCGATGGGCTAGTTGTTAAAGACGCCGAACTCTTAGAGGTATCAGTAGTATCTGTGCCTTGCAACCAGGACGCTACATTTTCAGTAGCAAAGTCATTCGATAATCAAGAAGATTATCTCAACTTCAAAAAACAATTTGTTGAAAATGCTCTAGGTGGTCAGCCTTCCGCTGAAACCGGAGGCTCATCAGAGGGCGCTAACAAAGCGTCAAAGGAATTTAAAATGGACGATAACACACAGGATCTAATCAATAAGGCTGTTGCAGACGCACTAGCTGCTACTCAGAAGGCCGCTGAAGAAAAGGCTGCTAAGGAAGCTGCTGAAAAGGCTGCTGCCGAAGCCCTAGAAAAGAAGGTTGCAGAAGCTACTGCTAAGGTAATCGCTACTTCAGAAGAAAGAATCGCTGCAGAACTAGAAAAGCGCTTCCAGGATAAGGAAGTAAACCTAGAAAAAGCCCTAGAAGGTCTACGTGGTGAACTAGCAGAAAAGAGCGAAGAAATCCGCAGCCTAACTGCTTCAAAGCGCGTATTTGCTGATCGTGGCGACAGCACAGGAAGCTGGAAGAAGAGCTTCGGTAGAGATATTGAAGATGCTTACCTACTAGCCCGTATCACAAATAAGGGTTACGACACAGATTTTGCTAAGCAGCTAATCGAAAAGGTAAACACACACTCATCAGTTCAGGTTTCCTCAGCAGACTTCGAACAGGAAGTTTCAACAAACATTGAGCGCGATATTCAGAATGAACTAATTCTTGCTCCAATGTTCCGTGAAATCGCAATGAGCACTGCAAGCATGATCCTACCCATCATGCCAGATACAGGTTACGCTGAAATCACTTCAAACGCTGGTTCAACCGACGGTACTGCTCCAAACGGTACACTAGATGTACGCGGCGGAACAAACCGTGGCGGCGTTCCTCTAAGCGAAATCGAACTACGTACTGTAAAGATGGTTGCTAAGAGCTACCTAGGAAATGAAACAGAAGAAGACTCAATTCTTCCAATTCTACCACTTCTACGTGAAGCTATGATTCGTCAGCACGCACGTGGTGTAGAAAACATGATCCTTCTAGGTGGACACGCTGATGGTGCATACTCAGGTATCACTGCTGCTTCAGGTCTTCTAAAGTATGCTTCAACAAACAGCCGTGACGTAGGAACAGGCACAGTAGGTACTCTACCAGCTCTAACAGCAGGGGGTCTACTAGGTCTACGTAAGCAAATGGGCAAGTATGGTCTACGTGCAAATGATGTTGCTTACATCGTTTCACAGCGCGCATACTTCGAACTACTAGAAGATCCTGAGTTCCAGGACTTCAACCTAGTAAATCAGGCAGCAACTAAGCTAACTGGTGAAGTAGGTCAGGTATTCGGTTCACCAGTAATGGTTTGCGATGAGTTCCCAGACCCAGCTGCCGGTAAGTATTATGCTCTAGCTGTTAATACTCGCAACTTCGTAATTCCACGTCAACGTGGTGTTACCGTAGAAAGTGACTACCTAGTTGAAGATCAGCACAGAGTGCTTGTAACTTCACAGCGTCTTGGCTTCAAGGAAATCATTCCAAACGCCAAGTCTGTAATCGGATTCAAGTATCCTGCAGCCGCTTAATTAAATTAGCTGGGGAGGGGGTTGCTGCTACCAGCAGCCCCCTTTCTTGTTGGAGAAGTAAATGACGGCATTAATAACGTTATCTGACTACAAGTCATATAAGAAGATAACAAAAACAGACAGCGATGAGGAACTAAACGGAATCATAGCTTCTGTTAGTAGTCTAATTAAGACTTATTGCGGTCATTCATTTATTGATTACTACTCTATTCCAAAAGTAGAGATATTCAATGTAAACGAAAGCCAACACGCTTTATTATTAAATGAGTGGCCGGTAAAAAATGTTTCCTCTGTAGAGTATAGAGACTCATACGATAAGCCCTATGAAGTAGTTACTCCATCAGATTATTATGTAGATACAAGTATAGATACTGTATTTAAGCATTCTGGATATTGGCCTGCAGGATTTGGTTCTGTAAAGATAACTTATACTGCTGGGTACGCTACAACTCCAGAGGATATAAAAATAGCAGCTCTCGACTTAGTTCATCACTATTTCAAAGAAGAGTATAAAGAGAGAAAGACTATAGGAGCTGCAAGCATAGATACTGGAGTTAGTAAGATGGCCTCAGGTAAGTGGCCCTCTCACGTAGCTCGTGTTCTAGATATGTATAAAAATGGGTAAAGCGGCATTAACTACAGTCCTAGAAGATATTCTAAAAGAAACCGAACGATATAGAGAGGGCGTAGTTGATACTTTTGAGCACGTATATCCAGTAGACGATAAAAAAATAGCGGACCAAGTAAAGAAAGCTATAGCTGCAATAGACCCTAAGATAAATACTAATAGTATAGTTTTAAGAGAAGTAAGAACATACACTAAAGAGTTGTACGATAGATTCAAACGATTAGAGGCTAGTTCAAGAGTTAAAACAGTTAAATATACTGTTGTAGGCTCGCCAAATAGTTTCGTTGTTGTATGTAAGTCTGTTCCTGGAATGGAAAACGATGTATTCTCTAAAATCAATGATGTTAGAACAGGATCATTAGGTAAAGAGTCTTTTAGACAGCCTAAAAACTGGTCAACTTTACCAAGAGAGGAGCAGGATAGGCTTAGACGCCAGTTCGATAAAATATCTAGTGCAAGTCCATTAAGTAATCTACGTAGGAGACTACTATTAATCTTATTCCAAGTAGAGTTAGATAAAGTAGATACTAAACAAGAGAGTAAGCAGCTAGATGTTATATTAGGAGCAAAGCAGTTCTCCAAAGAAAGCGGAGAATTTATAGGTCGTAGAGGAGGATTACTTCACCTAGGACACTTAGACGGCTTCGCAGTAATAGAAAGAAGAGCTGCTGCAATTGTTTCCAAGTTAAAAGAAAAGACTGGTATAGAGATAGGTAAAGCAACTATAAGTAAAAGTATTAGAAATAGAAGAAAGTTCAAATTACACGGGGACTTTGCTGAAATAGTACTCAACTTAGATATAGATGCTAATACCACTATAGTTACAGACGAGTTCGCTGGAGTTAATATAGCTAAAGTATTTGAAAAGAATATTTTACCTCAACTTAGAAAAGCTTTTTTAAATAGAAAAAATTGGCATAAGTACCCAGGCTCTATAACTATAGAAAACGCTGTTATAGACGATGGTACGCAAGATTTAACTGACAAGATACAGGCTCAATTCGGTAAAGCTGCAAAGATTACTCGCAGAAGAAATACTGAAAAACGAGGTTATTCAAAAAGTACAGAAAAACCTATAAAGGTTACTGGTACTAAAACTAAAACCAGAGGAGAAGGAGAAAACTTCTACTCTAGCGCTTCAACTGGTGGGGCTGTAAGATCTATGGCTCAACAATCCAATGCTGCTCCAACGTATAACTGGTCCAGCTTACTAGCAATACTAAATGCTAAGTTACCTCCTAAAGTTATAGCTAATATGAGATACCCGGCACTGGTTAATAGAACGGGAACATTTGCTAACTCGACCGAAGTAGTCAACATAGAGACTTCTAGAGAAGGTTATCCGGTATTTGTATTTGATTACGAAAGAGACCCTTATAATGTTTTTGATAGAACATTAGGAAGAGCCCCTTGGAATACTCCAGAAAGAGACCCAAGAGCTTTAGTAGATAAATCGGTAAGAGAAATAGTAAGAGAGATGGCAATTGGTAGATTCTATACAAAGAGGAGAACCTAATGTCAGAAGTAGTAAATAAAACTCGAAGAAGCTCTATAGTAGAAGCTTTAGTAGATAGATTCAAAAGTATCAGCTTAGGTAACGGCTACTCCACAGATTTAGGTGGACAAGCATTTTCTAGGATGAAGTTTTGGGATGAAATATCAGAATTCCCGTGTATATGTGTAGTAGCGGGGTCAGAGACTATAATACATCAAGGCGGAGGTATGAAAGATAGATACTTAGACCTAACCCTTAGAGCTTATGTAAATGACGAAGATCCAATCGCTACACTGGAGAAATTACTGGAAGATATAGAAATTATTATAGATAGAAATGGCAGGTTGGCATACGTCGATTCTTCCGGGAATCTAGGATATACACGGGATATAATTATAACCTTTATAGATACTGATCAGGGAGCCCTAGCGCCGCTTGGCATAGGTGAGATGACCCTACAGGTAAAGTACTAAGTACTTTAGGAGATTAAAATGGCAGAAGGTGCGTCAAACCTATTTTTTAGTAGAGATACAAAGGTATTCTTAAAGCAGGGAGTTAACACTTGGGAAGTTCCTGTTCTTAACGGATACTCATTCTCACAAACAACAAATTCAAGCACAATTACACTAGCAGAAATGTCAAACGCAGCAGGTGACTCACGTCGTGGTCAGCGCGTGTTCAACGACTCAGTTTCACCAGCCGAATGGAGCTTCGATGTATACCTACGTCCAACTCTAACAGGTGGTGTACACCGCTGCGTTGAAGAGGCTCTATGGGCTAACTTCGTAGCTGCAAATGCTTATACTTCAGGAACTCCTGGATCATGGGCCGATGGTGTAACAATCGGAGCAACAGACCTAGAGTTTGATTTCTCTGGATCAAACAAGACTCTTATCGGTGAGTTCGATTTATACTTCGTACTAGGTGCTAATACCCAGACAAGCAAGAACTATACTGCTAGCGAGTTCACAACAATCTATAAGATTCCAAACTGCGTTGTAAACGAAGCAACCATCAACTTTGAAATTGACGGTATTGCTATGGTTTCATGGTCAGGTATGGGCGGAAATATTACTGAACAAGCTTCATTCGATGCTTCTGGTGCTATTTCAACTGGTATCACTCAGACAAGTAACTACATTCGTAACCGTCTAACAGCTATGACTGCTGTAAGCTCTGTAACAGGAAGCTCAAAGACTTACGATATTACTCTAACAGGTGGTAGCATTACTCTAAGCAATAACATCACCTTCGTTACACCAGAAAGCCTAGGTATTGTTAATCAGCCACTAGGTCACGTTACAGGAACTCGTTCAGTAACTGGTAACTTCACTTGCTACCTGGACGAAGCTACAAACGGTTCAATCGACCTACTATCAGATCTACAGGGAGCGCTAACAACAGTTACCAACGCTTTCGCACTAGATTTCTATGTAGGTGGTAAGGCTTCTAGTAGTGATGCCCCAGTAGGTCCTGGTGTTCAGTTCAAGATGGGACAGTGCCACCTTGAAATTCCAACTATTAACAATGACGATGTTATCTCACTAGAAGTTAACTTCACTGCCCTACCAACAAGTATCAGTGGAACTAACGAAATCGAGCTAATTCGCTATGTAGGCGTAGCCTAAAATAGTTCTTGACACTAGTTACTAAAAAATCTATAATATAAGAAATTCGAGGGGGCAAATTGTTTGCTCCCTCGTTTTTTGTATGAACTATGTATAACTTTAAGAAAAACGCTAAACTATATATTGTAGAGAATGGTAATAAGCATTCTGTAGAAATATATTCGGATATAAGTGCTTCTCAGACTTTTGACGAGCAAAGCTATAGACTAAAAACTCTGCATAATTTAAATGATTTGCATGAAGGGGCAACAATCACAAGAGCGAGCCCAGTCTCTTTTCAGTTTACTTCCCCTATTATAGATATAGCTAGTACTCCAATAATACTTAGTTTAGCTACATCTTATAGTGAAGGCACTGTTCCTAATTTTGATATTTATATAGAATCAGATAATGTAAAGTATAAGATAGAAAAAGCTGTTATAGAGACTAGTACCTTTAATATTGAGAGAAATACTGTATTAACAGTCTCTATTAAAGGTAGCGGATCAAAACTATCATTATTTACTGGCACAATACCAGGAATCCCAGTTAATGTAGGCGTACGAGAGTATGCTAGAGTAATGGGAGTAAGGGTATCAATTAATAGTCAGATTTTAGATAGCATAGCTTCTATAAATCTTGATATTAATAATGATGTATCATGGACTAATAATAATACTCTACAGGAGTCTTTAGTAGGTAATATGATATACCCTCTATCTTATGTAGTACAGTCTAGAAGGGTATCTGGTTCTGTAACTCAGTTTTTAACATCTGAAAATGTAAATAGCTTATCAGATACTACTACTAGTTACCCTATGGTGATTGATATATTAAGTAGTATAAGCCAAGCTATACCATTTTTAAGATTTAACTTACCCTCGTCCGTGTTTACTAGAAGATTAAATACGGATGAAATATTCAACAGAGTCTATGACTTTAGACTCAATTCTAATTCAATAACTGTAAAACCAATTTACAAAGGAGTATAAATGAATTTAAGCGAATTAATGGTAGATACTAAGTCAGCATGGGTAGAGTACCCAGCCTTCAGCGGATTTGAAGTAGAACTAGTAAATCTATCTCGCCCAGAACTAACAGCTTTACGTAAGCGCTGTATTGTCACAAAGTTTGATAAGAACACACGTAAGCCTGTAGAAGAACTAAATGAAGATAAGTTCATCGAAGAATTTACAAAGAGCACTATCAAGAACTGGAAGGGATTTAAACTAAAATTTCTTGAGTCTTTTATGCTAGTAGACCTTTCAAACGTTGACCCAGAAGCAGAGCTACCTTACTCACAGGAAAATGCAAAGCTTCTAATTACTAACTCAGCAGAGTTCGACACCTGGGTTAATGAGACGGTGTTTGATCTAGATAATTTTCGTACGGGAACAAAGAGAGCTCCTGTGGAAAAGACTGGAAAAGTGGCAGAATAACTTCGATAATGGCATGACGAAAGAAAAATATCTTTCGTTATGTGAACAGTTAAACCAAGACCCAATCGAAGAGAAATGTCCTCCCGGATTTGAAGACTTCCCGGAACCAGTACAGCAGGCTATAGAAGTTTTTAATAAACTGGGTGATCGAGTATACCCAGACATAGGATATATGGGAAAAGACTACACCTCCATAGATCTTCATATGGAGGTTGTAGGCGTCACTCAGAAAGACATATTTTTAGATACTCTAGTAAGGCTTGATGCCTATATGATTAAAAGATCAGCAGAGCAGCTAAAAAAGGCACGGGATTCCGTTAAAAAGAAGGGAAATGGCAAATAATGCAGAAGTAGTATTAAAGTTTAAAGTAGCAGAAGATGGCTCGTTAACTCTGGTTATTAAAAATATTGATAAGGCGAGCAAAGCTGCCAAAGGTCTTGCTGAGAGTCAAAAGCAAGCTGGCAAAGCTGCTGACGAGCACAATTATATACTAAACCAAGGTGTTACCGGAGTATCCAGTGCTAGCAGAAGCTTCTCTAAACTATCCCAGGCTATTGGCAGAGGTCCAAATGGTCTAGTTGGAGCTTATGCTACACTAGCTGCTAACGCATTCGCTGTAAGTGCGGCCTTTAACTCGTTAAGAGCTGCATCTCAAGCAGAAGCTGTTTTAAGGGGGCTCGAAGTACAGGGAGCTCGTACTGGTGTAACTCTTACTAATACAGCTAAGTCAATTCAGGAAATATCTAGAAACAGTCTAAGTATGACTGACTCTATGCAAGCCGCTGCACAAGCTTCAGCAGCTGGATTCAGTACTAAAAATATTGAAGACCTAACTATAGCTGCACAAAATGCTTCTATAGCTCTAGGGCGCAATATGCCAGACTCTCTAGATAGAGTTATTAAAGGTACTACTAAGTTAGAGCCAGAATTACTAGACGAACTAGGAATAATGGTTAAGCTAACCGAAGCTAATAACAAATATGCTTTAGCTAACAATAAAACGGCCAACTCTTTAACCTCTTTTGAGAAAAGACAGGCATTCCTAAATGCTGTAGTAGAAGAAAGTACTTTAAAGTTTGGGGGTCTTGCTGACGAAGTAGAAGCTAACCCCTACGATAAACTAGCAGCATCTTTTACTAACCTTACTAAAGATACTTATAATTTTATAAATAATACTGCTGGCGTAGGTTCAGTAATTAATTATCTAGCAGAAAATACTTCAGCTCTAATCGGCGTTCTTATAATGTTCGCCGGTACTATATCAAGACAACTAGTGCCTGGCTTGTACCAGATGTCCGAAGCTGCATTAAATGCTAATGAAAAAATAAAAGCATCAATAGAGCTTAAAAGAAAGAATATTAAAGCTACCTTAGACCAGGCTGCTGCGGAGAAAAAGGCTACCCTAACTGCTCTAAGAAACCTACCAGTACAAGAGAAGAGTCCAGAAGGGTATACTGAGTATGTAAAAGCCTTAAAAGAAGGCAACGCATCAGAAGAGCAAAGAGCGCGCGCATTAAGAAGTATTAATGCCTCTATAATAAGCCATAATAATTTAGTATTAAAAATGGCTGATAGTGAGAGCAAGGCAGCTATCACTAAAAAGGAACTAGTAAAGGACTTAGAGAGACAGAGAGATGCTCTTATAGCTCTAAATGAAGCAGAACAAAATGCTAGCAGTATAACCACTAAGGCAGAAGCAGAGGCTAGAAACTTAAGAAATCAGGCGGTGGGTGAAAAGCTAAAAGGGGCCGCCCAGGTATCCAGAGCCTCAGCTATAGAGGCTGCGGCAGCTTTTGAGCCTGTTAATGCTTATAGAGAAGCACGTAAAAGTACTGCGCTATACGAAAGAGGGCTAACAAGAGTAGCCGAAGCCAAAATGCAAGCTGCTCAAGGTGGCGGTGTATTTACTCGTACTCTAGCCACAGTCAGTGCTAGCAGTGTCGGAGCTAGAACAGCTATTTTTGCTCTTGGAACAGGTGTCAGAGCTTTAGGAGCTGCCTTCTTAAACGCTATTCCTTTTATAGGCCAACTA